TTTGGAGGGAAATTGCTTACCGCATCCAGATTTATCTGACTCTGAAACAATGGCCTTCGGAGTATACAAGAGAATTGCTGCAAAACTCCCCTCAGCTGATCCTAAAATGCTGATGGAGCTGCGATCTCATGTACAGGAATTTCTGGAGAAGAATTTTCGGCCATTAAGTCCCGATGAGGATTTGACATTTGAAACATGGTTGTCGGAGAAAGACTACCCAGCCTGGAGAAAGGCTGAACTCAATGAGGTTCATGAATCAATGGTTCAGGGTTCAATCCCTAAATCATACCGTAAGGTTAAGTGTTTTATGAAAGCCGAAACCTACGTTGAGTTTAAGCATGGTAGGGGGATCTTTTCCCGTTCTGACCAATTCAAATGCCTCTACGGGCCATTGTGCGCTGCTATAGAGAAGCAAATGTATGAGTACCCCGCTTTCATCAAGCACATTCCTGTCCCAGACCGTCCTAAATATATTAGTGAGGTGCTGGCCACGGATTGTGACGATACGAGAGCCACCGACTATACCAGTTATGAAAGTTCCTTTTCTAAGGAGCTGATGGATGTGTTGGACTTTGAACTTTTTAGGTTCTTCTTCAAGAATTTTGATGAAAAATTTTTGGAGAGGTATTTTGAAGTGAAAGGTGGAGAAAATACTTGCGTCTTTAAGTGGTTCACTTTGTTGATCCAGGCTAGGAGAATGTCCGGAGAAATGGATACTTCGTTGTGCAATGGCTTTGCCAATTTCATCGTAACACATTTCCTCTGCAAGAAAGTTCTTGGGTGTGAACCAAGAATGGTTGTAGAGGGTGATGATGGGCTAACCAAAACCGACAAAGGCAAATTTCCTACCCCTGAAGATTATGCGAAGTTAGGGTTTAACATAAAACTCGTAACGCATGAGGAGATTTCCACAGCTTCGTTCTGTGGGATCATATTTCATCCTGATGATCGGGTGAATGTGACTGATCCTCGTACGTTGCTCGCATCTTTCGGATGGGCCGGGCGTCAGTATTGTAAAGCAG